TGTTCTCCTTCTGATAATCTACCTTGTCTGCCTTCGATGGGGGCAGAGAGAGGATGTAGACCTCGAGGTTGTACGTCTTGGCTTTCGGAGAGTTGTAGTCGCCTCCGGTGTACACGAGGTGAAGTAGTGGGTACTGCTCGAACTTCTCAAGGTCGACGTCCGACGGCGAGCCATAGGAGAACGTCTTGATGAAGAAGTGGTCATTGCAAAACTCCTCAAACTTGGAGACGATATTATTGAATGTGATCATGCGAGTCGATTCTTAGATTCCTGCTCACGCTTGAAGTTTAGGTCTTTGAGGTATGCAAGGTGTGTGAAGCAATGCCCGACGGGTAGCTTCGTGACCGCATCCATTTTGAGAACGTCCTCGCCAGCCAATGCGTAGAGGACGGGATACCATCCCCACTTAGAAGCAAACTCGTCGCCTCCTGCGTTTTCTGAAGCAAAGAGGACTGCAAAGCGTTCAGTAGTTTGTGCTCGGTAGTCCAAAAAAAAAGCAACGCACCCGCAACCAAAGGGGCGGGCATATCGAGGAACACCTCGGAATCTTCCTTTGCCGTATATGCTTTGATCGTGTACTTATCGCCCCACTTGCGCTCGAGAGGTCGGTATAGGATGCTCATTGCTTTGTGCGGCGTTTTCCAAAAGTCCGCCGTATAGGTCTCCATATCAATCCACTCTCCCGCGCTGAACTCCTCCCAATCAGGGATGAAGCCGTACTCGACTCCGTTGAGTTCAATGATTTCTTTGTGCTGGGCTACCTCCTGCGCTTGCAACTTGTCGAGGTGTGCGTTGGCTTCTACGATGAGCTTGTTTGGCATCTTGCGGAGTTCCGCGAAGGAATGACCCGTTACGGCGTGAACGCGCTTTACAGGGTCTGTCTCGGTCTCCAATGTCATCAGATGCCGAAGGGTAAGGTCTTGGTAAGAGGCGGGAAGGCGGAGCTTCATATTTGTACAAGTTGAAAGGGTTTGATTCCTGAAGTTATCCGAGGGCGTACTGCCCGAAGTTCGGGTTCGTTTGATTCCACGTAACGGCGTAGCGTGAGGCGTCGATGAAGTGGTTGAATGCGTCGACGGGTTCATTTAGTTGCCGTCCGTTCTTGTCCTCCTTGTATTTGTAATTGCGGAGTTCTTTGATGCCGTTCACACTTCGCTCAGTGATGAGGAGAGGACGCGACCGGAGGAAGTCGATACCCGACCGCACCGAATCTTGTCCCTTCCTGGCGGGGTGTATGTTAAAGCCGTGCCCGTGGATTTCGTCGATTGACTTGGGTTCGGCTGAGTCCGCCACGATCATTGCCTTGCCCACCTCTGCATCTCGTAGCGTTTGGGCGATGGCTGCATTTGTGAGACCCGTGGCATAGCACACCTCGTCCAAACAAAATCCGTGTCCGTCGGTGTAGACCTTGACGATTGCCGTGGGGTCGTTGGTATATCCAAAGTCCAGCCCGAGGTTGAGGAGCTTCCACCCGTCCGGGACTTGAACTACTTGTTTCCAATGGGTGAGGATAGTCGAACGAGATACCCCGCGCTCTCCGAGTCCGTAGACCCTCCAATAGTCGTGGTCGGCTTCTTTGAGCCGTTCAATCTCTGCCACGGTGCTCTCAGGGAGAAAGGGGTTGTCTTTGTATGTGGTCTGAAAGAACTCGTGGTCGGGTCGAGTGAGAACGTGATCGTAAATCCAATGGAACTCGTCAGAAGGGTTGTAGTCGATAATCGCCTTGCCTGTGGTTCGGAGCATTAGTTGCCGCCAATCCTCCAATGTGAGTTCGTTGGCTTCGTTTACAAACAAGATGTCCCTCTTGCGTCCTCTGACCTTTTGCGGCTGGTCGACGGAGATGAACTCGACGAGGTTTCCGAAGAGGACGTAAGTGGCTTCGCTCTTGTTGTGTAAGTTGACGTCGTAGATTTCCTCCCGTTCGAGTATCTCGAAGAAGTCCCGCATCACTGAGGCGCGAATGGCAGGGAAGGTCTTACGCGCTATCGTGAGGACTGCTCCGGCGTTTTCGTTGCGATGGCACAATTCAATGAGAGCCGTGAGGATGGAGTAGGTCTTACCCGACCTCGTGCCGCCCTGATGAACTTGAATCTTGGCGGCGGAGTTCTTGACGTGGTAATATGTGGCGGGTTGCCTCACAAGCTATCGAGAAACTCCTTGTGGCTCTCGTAGTACGTCCATCCTCCTTTCGTATAGCCCTTCGACCAATGGTGGTAAACGTACCCGTTTATCTTGTAGCACCCAGCACTCGGAACCGTGTAGGCTATGCCTCGTTCACGGAGCATCTTTTCCAAGACCTCCCTTGAATGACGTCGTTCAAGTTTCTTGCTCATGACACTGAAGAGTCGTCAGACACGAACCAAGAAAGCGGCTTCTTCTCTGCCACCTCAATCTCTTGTCTCTCGACGTAGCCCCTGCCCTTGCCTTTGGTCTTCAAGAAGAAGATGGTGGCGGCAGGGTTGCCTTCCCTGATCAACTTGTGAAGGTGGCTCTCTGCGAAGTCAAGCGTTCGGTCTTCAATGCTCTTGACCGCCTGTTTGTATTCGGGGTCGTCCTTCATCCATTGATAGTGCGTGGTGCGCCCAATGCCGACCGCATTGCAAGCCGTCGTAACGATGCCCAAAGAACGCTCAAGGGCTTCGAGCATTGCCTCTTTTTTGGTGTTCGTTTTGTTCGTTTTTACTGCTTCCATAGCTCTGCCTTTTTACCTGTGAAGTCCTCCCATCGCTTGACGATGACGTCGCAGTATTTGGGGCTTATCTCGATGCAAACTGCTTTCCTCCCTGTTTGCTCGGATGCTAGAAGAGTAGAGCCGGAACCAGCGAATGGGTCATAAACTATATCTCCTTTATCCGTATATGCTTTGATAAACCATTCCGGCAAACCAACGGGAAAAGCTGCACCGTGTCCAAGTGCTTCGTGTGAACTAGAAAATGTAGGCAAGCGGTTCCCCGGGTAAGCCATTCCAGGAGCGGCGTGGTTCCAGTTCATATCTACGCCTTGATTGCTCGCATCTTTTCTTTTCGCCTTACCACCATACTTGAATGCGCTTTTGCTTTCGATCTGAACTGCCATGGGACGAAATTTCCATTCTCCTTTAGTGAACTGATATATGGGTTCAAATTGATTTTTGAATCTTCTTTGTGGTTCTTGTGGTATGCCTGCTCTTTCCCAACAAAATTCTGTGGCAAAGTTCCACCCCCAATCTTTGGCGTGAGCCAACACTAACTCCAAAACGTACAACTCTGTCGTCAGTCCCCGGCTTGCAGGTTTAATGTTTACAAACCAACTCCCGTCCAACTCCAAACACGAGTAGACGTTTTCTTGTATCGGCTTGAACCACTCAACGTATTTGTCCGGTAGTATTGGTTTGAAGCCACTTTCTTCGTCGTATTCTCTTTGTTCAGCGTATGGGGGAGACGTGAAAGCGAGATTCACCTTCTCTCCGTTCATAAGCCGTTCCACATCCTCGGCTTTTGTAGAGTCCCCACACAAGAGGCGATGGTCTCCCAATATCCAAAGGTCGCCCGGTTTGGTTGTCGGCTCCTCCGGTACTTCGGGCACGTCGTCGGGGTCGGTGAGTCCCTGCGTCTCCTCTACGGCTTCCCAATCAATAGGAACGCCCCACTCTTTGAGCTGCTCCGCGTCCCATCCATCATTCGCGAGCATATCCTGATCCCACTCGCCTGATGAGGCGTTGTCTTTTATCATCCATCGCCTTTGCTTCTCTTCGTCCAAGTCGAGGACGTAACAAGGGACTTCTTTCCATCCGAGAGCAATACAAGCCCGGAGGCGTTGGTTGCCAGCGAAGACCTCCATTTGTGGGTTCACAAGCAAAGCCCGGTGTTGCATATAGTCCGGGTCTTCGATAATGGAACGTTTGAGGCTCTCGAGTTTCTCCTTTCGGATAAAGCGGGGGTTACTCGGATGCGTCTTGAGCTTGTTCGTCTCTATAAGTATCGGCGGCTGTAAGAACATTGCGGAGGGTTTCTCTGATGTGGTAATCTGATACGGCGAGGTTCAAAAGAATCTCCCACGAATCGGCGTCTTTGTGGAAAACTCCAAAGTTAGCCACGTCAGCCCCGGTGTCTTTGCGTGTGAAGACGAGGAAGTCGTCGCTTTCATTGAGTAGACGTTTGACTTTGCGTAAGGTCATGCGTTCAAGAATTTTTCGTAGTTGCGGGCGTACTCCCTGTCTATACTTATGAGGTTGTTTGCCTGGCGCACGGAGTAACACGAGGTCGTGTGATTGATGCGTCCGAGGGCTGCGCTTATCTCTCGATAGACGAACCCGTGATCACGGAGGTACTTTGACACCATGTGCCGCGTGTCGGCGACGTGTCCTCGGCGGTCTCTTTGTATCAGGTCTGACCATTGCAGCCCCATAGCTTCGACACCACGACGGGCGCGTTCAAGAATTATGCTCTTGTCTTGCCCGTAGTCGTGAATCATACCCACGTTGAGGTATAGGTTCTCCGTTAAATTTTGCTCCATTGTTTGGCACATATCGCTATCCGCTGGCGTTCGTTGGGAAATTCCTTTTTCATTTCTTCGTCCGTCATGCAACGACCAAGAAACTCGGTCATCTTTTCGTCGGGGTCAGGTGTGGGAATCGGCATTGTGTACGAGGTCTTTGAGTTGTTGTAAGAGTTTTCGGTTGCAAGACGAGCACCCGCTCGCTTTTTGTCCTGTCAGAAATCTACGGGAAAGGTCGTTCAATTCCTCGATTGTCTTGTCTGAATTTGGGCGATCGAGGTATTCTCTTATTTGCTCGACGTCTTCAGGGTGGATGGTGGCGTCCCATTTGCCCAATGGACACGAGGCAACTTTGAGCTTCACTTTTGCGGGCATATAGCACCCACACAAAGGAGAGTCCGTGAACGCTTCCGTTACCAGCGTTCCGCAACTCTTGGTCGAGGAGACGAAGTGTTCGCACCCTTCGCAGGTGTTGTACCTCTCAGTTCTGATTTTGGCGTCGACGAATAACATTGCGGAGTTTCTTTTTGGATTCGCTGATTGATTTGTACAAGACCTCGGCAGAGATACCCGACTGACGAGAAAGTTCTGCCATGCTCCATCCGTCAAGGTACAACTCCAAGACCGTCCTATCAAACCACGAGAGATGATTTGCCATGAGGAGAGCTTCCTCCTTTCTGATGGCTTCTTGGATGTCGTAGTTCGAGATATGGGTGTAGTCGGGCGCGTCGGTAATCTTGTACAATTTCCGAAAGGTGCCAACCGAAAGATTCCACATTGAGGTGTGGACATATCCCGGGAGGTTGTCGAGGATGTTCTTGTTGTTGCGTAGTGCCAGGACGCACGAGAGGTAGGTATGGTGCAAGAGGTCGAGGTTGTCGTGATGCAACCGACGGGAGACCTCTACGAGTTCTTCGTAGTGCTCCGTGAACCAAGCGTCAAAGTCCCTTCGTGCTTTTGAGTTCATCAACCTTGCGCTTGTAGTGGTGGTATAACGCCTCGAGTTCGTCGCGGGAGAACTTGCGCGTCTTCTTCGATTCTATCAAAAGTCCCTCTGCCGTGCCTTCGCCGTACAACTTGTCCAACTCTATGCTAAACTTGTACTGCTCGCCGCTCCGAAATCCGTTACACCTCTTGCATTGGAATTGGACGTTCTTCTCATCCCATCGCGTAGACATACACGCCCGGCTCATAAAGTGCCCAGCATCTACTTCTCCGTAAAATCTCTGCGAATGACAAGTGAAGCATTTTCCAATACCTCTATGATCACTCGCCCGAAGGCGGATGTATTGGCTGAACACCGTGTCCACCTTCTTCACCATCGCGCTCCGGTTTGTCGTTCGGGTACGGGATGTGTTCCCACCGCCCGTTCTTGACCGGCACTCGTTTGATGTCTGCGCTCTTTTGGAGTTCTTTGGTTTCCGCTTCACGGCGTTTCTTGTAATTGGCGTATAAGGCGTCGAGCTGGGTGTCGTCGAGGCGGTCGGGAGCGTGTTTTTTTAGCTCGTTCCAATTGCCCTCACGCACCGCTGCCCTCTCTCCTTCGTACTGCTGAAATATATCGCAAAGCTCGGGAAGTTTCAAACGCTCATATCCGGGTCGGTATTCGCCCGTCTTGAGGCGGTGCATAATGATTGCCCACTCTTCGAGCTTCATAGCCGGGAAGGTGTCGCGGAGATGGTGTACGGCGTCGAGAATATCGCGGTCAGAAGTGATACCCTTGTTGTAGTCGAGATAAGTGAGGGTTTCCTTGAGGAGGATAATAAGACAAGCCTCGGTCTTGGCGGGTGCTTCTCGATAAGCTACGAGCACATTCGTTCCCTCACGCCATGCTCTCTCCGGAGTCAGCCGCGAGGCGTCGTAGATGTTCTGCAATGAGTGAGCCGTCTGAAGTGCCAGGTCGTTTGTTTTCATTCTTTCGGTTTTTGAGTGGGAAGAGTCCTTGCCATCCGTGCGCGATGCTTTCGTGTATTATTTGGATGGCGGTGGCTTCATCTCCTTGTGAATCGTTTTGCAATTTATGGAGGGCGGCTTGCTCGCCGCGCTGGGTGTACTTCTTTGTCCCTCGTTCTTTGCGCTCCGCGATCCATACCTCCCACGTCTGAGCAAATTCTTTGGAATCGAAAGGCATCACAACACCTTCTCTTTTTATTGTATTGTCTTTTGTTCTTTCTCTTGTATTAGTAGAGGTATCATTTGGGGATGCTGCCTCCCCATTTTGGGGACTCTGCCTCCCCATTTTGGGGATGCTGCCTGCACAGGTTGTGACGCATCTCAATCGTCCATTGAAAGTTACGCTTATAAATCCACGCTCTGAGAGCTTGCGTAGTGATCGTCCAATTGTGTTTCGTGAAACTCCGTACTCTTCCTGTATCGTGTCGTTCGATTTCATAAACGACCGCCCGTTGCCCGTGAAAGAATCTATCTCAGCAAGCATCGCCTTCTCTACAAGTGTGAGGTCTTTGTCCAACCATATCTCAGCCGGAATCCAAACGCCCTTAAAGTTTCGTTCCATTCTAAAACATGAAAAGTTGAGTGTTTATCGCACAGGTCTCACACAAACGATTCGTCTCGCCCTTTGGATATGGTAAAACCTGAAATTTCGCGTCTTTCATCATTTTCTTTTTTGCTTTTTTGCTTGCGTGTACGAAGATATACCTGTGCTTTGGGGGTCTTTGAATTTGGATCAAATCATTTCCGTATTTCTGTTTGAGCTTTTCTATTCTATTTTCTTCAAAGGCAAATTCATCCATAAGTGTCCGCGAATGCCTGTCGGGGTCGCTTTTAAGTTTCCAATCTTTTTGAGTATGGCTTTCTCCAGTATAGATAAAATTGGACGCTTGATAGATATATCCAACATGACCCTTTCCAGCGTCCGCATAACTTATGACAATAGTGGGTTTTGGAAGTTGTTTCATGCTTTGAGATACCAAAAAACTTGCACAATTTTTTGGCGCATTTGGAGAAATTACAAGTCGGTTTAACTCTTGCACAAGATGCCCCCAACGTTCCCCAAAAGGACTGTTCACCACACTCAGTGGTAAGGCGTTCCCATAGGTTACGACGCCCAAAATTTCTCCATCCTTGACAAGTCCAAAACGATAAGAAGTTGAGGTCATCCGTTTCAAATAGTGCATATTTAGTAACCACGGGCGTATGGTTTCAGTGTCTACTGGTATAACCTTAAAGTTTCGTTCCATTGTCGCAAAGTAAAAAGAAAGGGGATCAAACGTCCCCTCTCCTTATTGGTTCAAGAACTTTCAACTCGTGCTCCCGGTACTCGACCTCTCCGTGAAGTTGGAGGTATGTCGTGTTTTTGGTTTCCACAATCTCTTTGGCGTGTTTTAGGATGCCGCGAGGGTTGCGCTTCATCCAATTGGTTACCGTCTGCTCAGTTACCCCAAGCTCTTCGGCGCATTGCTTCTGACTGCCAAAATGTTTTTTGATGTAATCTTTCATGGTCTTGTTTTAGTGGCTTCGTGGCAAGTCGTCAGCGTTCAAACGACCTTGTCGAAGTCCCTTGTTGTAAAATCGCACGAAGTGTCGTGCCCAGTTGTCCTTGCCGCTTTGTGGCAAAATGCTCTCGAAGTGTTTGTCCAAGGCAGTAAACAAACGCTTGCCGCTGAAACCCTCCAACTTTCTCATGTCAATAATGGCCATGAGCACGGCCTTACTCGTAAAGACCGGATTCATCTTCCCGTAGCTTATGAGCTTGGTCAAGATTTGCTCCTTCTCCGGCGTCATCTCGTAGACGTATTTCCCTCCTGTTATGACCTTGGTATGTGCTCCTTCATTGGGTGAGAGAAGCGCGCAAATTGACGTCATCTTGTGGGGTCTGAATTTCTCTCCGGCATGGCGGAGTTTGACGTAGTTGTCATTCCCGCCGGTGGCGTAGTAGTGAATCCAATCACTCATTCTCCACGCCAACTGGTGGGCATTCATCTCCGCAATGTCTGAAATTGACATGTTCTTCTGAATGTATGAGAGCTTCACGGGTGTTGTTGCCGTCTTGTTGATCCACCGGATGGCCTCAACGCGGTGTTGTCCATCGAGGATGACGTTCTTTTTTGAGACGGTGATAGGAACTTTCAAGCCCACTCTTTTGATTGACTCTGCCAACCTACGAACGGCTCCCCTATTCAAGTGGCGGTTTTGTTCGTGGAAGGTGAATTGGTCGAGGTTGGTAGTGTAGTTAATATTCATCATTTTAGGTTTTGTGTTTCATGTAATTCGTCGAGCATCTTGTCTTGCTCATCGGGCGATTTGATTTCTTGGAAGGTGTGAGGTTCTCCCATTCGGCTTATCCATTCCGAGCCGTCCCACTTGCCGACCGAGTAGACGTACCCGTCTCCCAATCGCCAGGCGCAGAGATACCATCCTACCTTCAAGGGTGTTCCTGTCTGCCACATTAAACCTCAACTTCTTCCTTAATGATGGCTCGAGCTTTCAACGCCAGCCGCGCGAGTTGTAGCACCATGTCGTCGTACCCATCCTGAAAGGGGTCTCCTGCTTGTTGCATTGCACAACCGACCGCCCAAGATGCCACAATGCCTTGAACGTCCGTGCTGCCTCCTTTCGCGCTTGAGCTGCCTCCACCGAACCCGGGTTTGTCGAGCTTCAAACGAAGTCCCCACTTCGAGGAGGTTTGATCTACGACGACGCACTCGTCGCCTTCTTTCCATTTGTCGGAGGTCATGGCGTTTACTTCTCCGACCAAGCCGTTCTCGAGGATGACGTCGAACTTGTGAAAGGTCTTACCCTTGAACTCGAAAGTCCCTTGAGGGGTAATGTTTTGAATTTTGGTTTGTTCCATTGTGTTTGGTTTTTGGATTTCTTCTAGTTTCTTAATGCGGCAATCCCGAGGAATGGTGTCGATTGCTTTGATTCTTGCCTCTTCTCTATCGGAGGCGGTGAGTTCTATTTTGTTCCAATCGTCTCTATCGAAGCCCACAAAGTAAGTTACTTCGAATTGAGGCATGGTGAATAGATGTATTTCGTAACGGTGGTTTCCGTCCCCCACCGCGTCGGGACTTTGATGGGCTGGCTCGTGATGTCATAGCCCTCACGTCGTAGGTCGTGAATGCGAGATGCGAGCCGAGTGTTTCCGAGGTCGCGTATCGCCTCGAGTGTTGTGATGCTCCCGAACTCTTCAAGATATTCAAGGAGGCGTGTCTTGTGTGTGTGTTTCATCCGAAAGTGTTTTTTTTGAGGTCAGACCATAGTGCGTCAAACTTACGCTTGAACTCGTCGAGATCGCGGGCGACCTCCTGGCGTGTGAAGTTTGCCG